GCGAGACCGGACACCGCGCCACGCATCGCAGCGACGCCACCGGCACCAGCTGCGCGCATCTTGCCCGCCATGCCGGTCGTGCCCTCGCCTGCGTACATCATCGCCAGGCGCACACCGTCGAGTGAGCGACGCACGTTGCCTGCCGCACCTGTGGCGAACGTCGACATGGCACTACCGGCAGCAGCGAACTTGGACACCACTGCGCCGGTCATCGCCGTGCCGAGCTGCGTGGCAGCCAAGCGAGCAGCCACCATGCCGATGACGATCGCTTGCAACGGACCTGGCAGACCGCCGAAGAATCCGGCGAGCGCCTGCACTCCGGTGGCCAGCACCTTGATGCCGTCACCGAATGCCGACACAGCAGACAGGCCGGGGCCTGACAGCAGCTTCACGAACGCATTCACCATCGGCGTGATGGCGGTGCCGATCTTCGCGGACACTTCCTCGTAGCGTGCGCCGAGACCCTTGAGATTCTGGCCGAGCTTGCCGTTGGAGCGCTCAATGTCGCCGTTGACGGCGACGAGCTGTTCCTTCATTGCCAGCTCGACAGCCTGCACCCGCTCACTGCCCGAGAGCACGCGGTTGGTTTCGATGATGCCGTTCTTGAGCGCGGTCTGGCGCAGGTTCGTGTCCGAGAGCAGGACGCCGTACTTGCGCATCGGAATGGCTTGTCCCTGAAAGGCAGAACCCATCGACTCGATGACCTCGTTCACGGCGACACCGTTGAATGACGCCGTTTCGACCGCGAGCTTGGTCATGTCCTTGGAGAACCCGGCGAGGTTCTTGCCGGACTTGCCTGCGACCGCGCCGAACGTGGCGAAGGTGATCGCTGCGCCCTGTGCTTCGCGCTGCGAGATGAACAGCTGGCTGGACGCGGTCTTGCCCCATGCCTCAATGTCGGCTTTACTCTCACCGAAAATGACGTTCAGCTGGTTCGTCTGCGCGCCCAACGCTCGTGCGTTCTGCACCGCGTCGGTGAAGAACTTCACCGCGCCGGTAGCGCCCATCGTGACGCCGAGCATTGCGGCCATGCCCTTGGCTTTGCCGAGAGCTGTGGTCAGTGTGGTGACTCCACCGACGGCCTGCTGCGCGCCCTGCTGAGTTTGCTTGCCTGCGTTGCTTCCTGCCACACCGAGCGCGGATGCCGACTTGGTGGCGCTCTGCGCCGATCGGTCGACGTTGTCGAGTGTCCCCTTGGCGCGGTTCATGCCGCTGGTGAACTGCTCGTCGCGGACGGTCAGTGTGGCGAATAGAGTGCCGACGTCGAGAGCCATGTCGGCCTCCTGGTTATCGTGGAATGTCGAGATCGAAGTCCGGTGGGATCAACAGCGCGGCACGGAGTCTGGACGACTTGTTGGCGATCAATCCGGCGATGCGGGTGCTCAGCCAGCGCCATGAGCGTTCGCGGAGAATGCCGGACTCGACGTCGATGCCCTGGTCCTGTAGGTCCAGTTCAATGGCGATCCAAGCGCTGAGAATGTCGTGCCAGGTGATCCGAATGTCTTCCGCGACTGCGGGAGCGGCGGGAGTGCTGGTCTTTTTTCGGCCAGCGTGACGTGGTGCCATGCTCGCGGGGTTGTACCAGCGACGCAGCCCGGTGGCCTCGTCGCGTGGACCGCCACCGGGATCGTCGTCGCCGTAGTAGCCAGGCTCTCCGGTCGGGTCTACTTCCGACGCTGAGTTCGCTTGGCTGCCTTGCGCTTCTTGGGGCTGCTGCTGCGCGGTCCCCCGGTCATCGTCTCCGGTGCCGGGGGAAGGCGGTTTCCCTCCATGTCACCCATGCCGGTTTCCCAGAAAATCTCGGCGAGGGTCGCGCCCTGGCCGTAGTGCAGCATCGCGGTGGTACCGGCGTGCATGATCTCGCGCCAGGAGATGCCGTCGTCGTTCATCTCTTGCCAGACGCCGCCGACCCAATTGCCGACGTCCTTGATCTCAGTGACAGGTAGCCCTGTCTGAGAGTCGATGACAGGCTCACCGGCAGCGTCGTAGACGTAGACCTCAGCCATGCGCGGTTCACGAGTCGCGCCGAACAGCCGCTTGATCTCGGCGACCTGATCGTCGTCGGTGAACTTGGCGTCCGGTTCCGCGAACAGTGCGCGAAGTCGCAAGCCGTCCTCTGCGTTCGGGGACGTGATGCGGTACGTCTTCCCGCCGATCGGCAGGTACAGGTCGGGGTCGTGGAACTCGCGCAGGTCGCGCACAGCCGTCTCCTAAAAGTGTGGGGGGTGCAACTACCTCGCCCCCGCGCAGAAACGCGGGAGCGAGGCAGTCAGAGCGTGGGATTCACGCGGGATTACGGCGTCGCCTTGGGCTTCGCGATTTCCTTCGGCTTGCCGCGACCGGTCAGCGTGCAGGTGAACGTCTGCAGGCCTTCCTTGTCTTCGGTGCCGTCCTTCCATTCGACGGTGACCTGGGCTTCCATCGCGTCAGGCAGCGCGTCGGTTCGCCAGTATCGAACGTGCGCGATGTTGCCGTAACCGATGCGACGACCCTTGGCGCGCAGAAACTCCTGACCGGGGTCGGGGGTGAGTGCTTCGCCGGCCAAAGTACCCTTGCGAAGTCCCTCGATCTCGACGTTCGCGCCGATCGCGGTGGCGAGCTGCGACTTGTAGCCGCCCGAGTGAATGTCGCCGTCGTCCTGCTTGGTCTGGTCCGTGGTCGGGCCGACCTTGGACAGACCGTTGACGAAGATCCATTCCGGCTCAGCCGTGGTGGAGATGTTGACCTGGAATGCCCAGTCGCGTGCCAGCGTGGTGACCAGCTGAGCGGAGTCGGGTGGCATCAAAATGTCGTCAGCCATGTTGGTTCTCCTTGTGAGGGTTAGCTGTTCGCGTCGACGGCGGGGGCCGACGTGCGAGGCTTGCGGGGTGTGGTGGCTTCGGCCGGTTCGTCGTCGACGGTGAATCCGCGGCCTCGTAGGTGAGCGATCTCGCCCGCGTTGAGAGCGTTGCTGCGACCGACGTGGCCGTCGAGCTGGATGCTGTGGACGCCTACGTGGACGACGTCGTCCCGGAAACTGTGTGGTGCAGTGAACTTCGGCATGACTACTCGCTCGGGTTGAGATGGAACTTGTATGAGTCGGGCCGTGTGTAGCGCCCGTTCTCGTCGGGATCGGCTGTCGTGGCGACCTCGCGCCGAGACACACCGACCCGGACGCCGCCCGGCATCGTGTAGTGCGTGGCGTCGTCGAGCAGAGCGAACAGATCGTCGGCGACGGCGTTGGTGGTGCGCGGGTCCTGGCCTGGTGTGCGGATGCGGATCTGCACCCACACATCGGGATTGGCGCGGTCGGGGTCGCGCTCGCGGCTGTCGTTGTAGATGTTGAGCAGCAGCGCGGCGTCCGGCTTGTCGGGCATCTTCCCGGTGACGATCGCGGGCAGCGTTCCCGCGCCGTAGATTCCATCCGGGCTGTAGCGCGCCAGACCTGCTGCGGCGATGTGCCGGGACAGAGAGTCGAGGATGCGGTTCCACGTCAGCGTCACAACGCACCTCGCAGCCTGTTGCCGACGATCTGCACGAACTCGGCACCGAACGCATTTTTGGCGTTCTCGAGGTACTTCGCTTGCCCGTCGATCGGGTGGTGCCAGCCGACTTCCTCGTGCTGGCGTGCGGCATAGACGGAGCTGAACGAGACGCGCCCGCTGTTGCCTTCGGCGTCGGCCTTGCTCAGTCGCCGCAGATCGCCTTCCCGAAACGGGGCGCGGGATCGTGCGTGAGCCAGAAGGGCTTCCGATGCCTGTCGTACGCCTTCAGTGGTGGCCTGAGTCTGTTTGGCGATGACGACAGGCCCGTTCCATTGGACGGCCATGTTGTTACTCCAAGTTGACCTGTAGATGGTCGGCGTCGAGATCGGCGTCGGCGACGGTGTAGGCGATGACCTGAGACTCGCGCTCGCCGTATTTCATCGGCAGAGTGATCGTCGAGCCGACCGGAATGAGCGGGGTGGTCGCGGGCATGGCGACCGTTGTGCTGCTGACGACTTCGACGCCGTCCGCGTTACGAACCAGTCGGGCTTTGTCGTCGATCGCGGCCATGACCGGCACAGGGTCGAACCAGACAGGTCCGTACGCGCCTGTGCCCTTGTACCGCTTGACGATCACCTCGTGTCGCCACCAGCGGGCGAGACGGTCGCGGCGCGCCATGTCAGTACACCGTGGGCTGTGCGTTGCCCAGTCCCTCGTTGCGCAGAATGTTGAGCGCACGCGGGCACAGTTCGGTGAGTGCTCGCGCACGTGCTTCCGAATGGCCGGACACGTCGAGCGTGACGGAGCCGCCAGCGATCGACGAGCTGGATTCCTGCAACTCCTGACCGGCGACACCGGCAACCGGATCGAGGTCAGCGGCGACCCATTCCGACACCTGCGCACAGGTCGCGTCACGGAACGCGGCAATCACGAACGAGTCGGACGGCAGTCCGGCTGGTGTGACGTCGTAGAGATCGAAGCGGGTTGCCTTGCGCACCAGTGAGCTTGCTTCACGGATGAGCGTCTTGGCCTCGAACTCGTCGGGGACGGGATTGACCCATTCGCCGAGGTCTTCTCTACTGGCGTAGCTATGCACGGTTCTCCTTGTGATGGAACAGCAGCGGCCCCACCGAATGCTCAGATGGGGCCGCTGCTGGTCAGGGTGTTGCTGCTTTAGCCGCCAGCGGGGGCGACTGCGGGCGGCGCGAAGCTGACCGTCGCCGTTGCCAGAGCCTCGGGACGGAAGACCTTGCCGCCGTAGATGTTCAGGCCGCGAATGTCGTCCGCGAAGCGGGTGCCCGATCGCAGCGCCTCGACGCTGTTGATCTGGTTGGCGAAGGAGATCGCATCGGGAACGCCAGCGGCGATCACGAAGTCTCCCTTGTCGGAGCCGCTGCCGCCGACCTTCGGGACGTTGTTCGACACGAGCACGTCGAAGCCGGTAGCGCGACCGACCTGGCCCTGTCGCAGTCCGGCGTCGGTGCCGGCTGCCGAGAGGTCGGTGTACCGACGGTCGAGCAGCAGGCACGAGATGAACGTCGGGTTGACCACGACGAACCGGCCTTCGGTGGGAACGGACTCGCCGTCCAGAACCTCGCGCAGCTTGACGAGCACGTGGTACGCGTACGTCTGGCCGACGGTCGCCTCACGCGGTTCGCCGTCGACGATGACGGTGCGACCGAGCTTGTTCGCCGACTTGGTGGCGGGCTGAATCAGACCGGCGACGTAGCGGTCGACCTTGTCGCGCATACCGATACCCGCGGCCTTGGTTGCCGGGGTCTCGAAGTTGCCCGCTGCCTGCACCTTGTCGACGTCGTTGACGCGGAAGGCGAAGTAGTCGCCCTGGTCGATGACCATCGCCGAGGTCTCGTCGTCGAGATCCTCGATCTCAATGTCCTTCGACTTGTCGTAGGACTTGATCGTGGGCGCGCCGACCGAGGTCACGTGGACCGTGTCGCCCTTCTCGCGGATGGTGCCTTCGTACTTGGTGTTCACCACGTTCGACTGCGCGTAGACGAGCGCCTTCTCGAACGGCTCCTGGACTGCTGCTTCCCACAGTTCGGGGACGAAATTGTCGATTGCCACGGTGTCTCTCCTGGGTTACTTCGAGCCGAGCAGAACCGCAGCGCGGCCTTCTCGGACTGCCTTGAGGCGGGCGGAAGCGGACATCTTCGCCAGCTGCTCACGAGTGAGCTGGTCTGGCTGTTCGCCGGTGCCCTGATTGGTGTCGCCAGTCGAAGCGGAGGGCGGCACCGGGCCAGCCTTGAACTTCGGATTGGCTGTGATTGCTTCCGACACAACGGCATCCACCAGGGATGCGTAGTCGTCAGCAGTGTGGTCGAGTTTGGCGAGCTTCTCCTTGACGCTCGTCGAGTCGAGAATGGTGTCGGCGTCGCCGCCGTGTTCCTTCGCGGCGGTTCGCACGGCGTCGCGCTGTTCGTAGGCGGCGATCTTCGCCTTCTCGGCGTCGCGCTCAGTGGCGGTCTGCCCGAGTTCGGTGGTCAGCTGCTCCACCAGCTTCGCGGGGTCGGTCTCTTCCTTGACGAAGCCAAGGTGCTTGCCGAGCGACTGGACGAGCGTCTGCAGGTCGTTCTCAGCCTTCTCTGCGCGGCTGCGTTCGGTGTTGCGCTGAGTGCGGTAGTTGCCGGACTCGGTGCGAAGTCCGGAGACGTACGCCTGGTCATAGACCTTGTTGTCGTCGTTCCCGGCGCCCTGCTGCTCGCTGGCGGGTGTTCCGCTCGCGCCGCTGTCGTTGGGCGCATCCGCACCAGTTCCAGCGCCAGGCTCGTTCTGAGCCTGCTGGCCCTGCTGCTCGTGCTGCTCCTGCTGAGCCTGCTGGTTCTGCTGCTCCTGCTGTTCGACGAGGTTGTCGGGCATAGCGAAGTCCTCCTGGGACTGTTCGATGGGTGCCCGACGTGCGGGCGTGAGTGAACCCGCGTGCAATGACGCGGGGTGGTTTAGTTGCCGACGCGGGCGAGTGTCTGCGCG